GAGTTTCCTCCCGTTATCTCCCTTACTACTACCTCTGACCCTGAAGGTAGCCATGCTGTTTGCGGACGCACTATTGGACGAAAGTTCGATTATTGTGTTCGTGATATTACCGAAATAGGACGACGACATTCTCAGATTTCTATTCATCAAATGCCCGGATACTCGGCTTACGTCTACTCCTTTCCTCAACAGACTTATGTTGATCTTGGAGCTAGTGTCCTTCGGAACTTCACCGCATATTCCTTCGATGTGGTTCCGATGAGTCCTATTATGACGAAGCTGTATTCTGGGTGGAGTGGACATCTGAAATATCGAATCTTTTTCGCTAACAGCGTGGATGGTATTCATACCAATCAGGGTGGTTTTCGAGTGTGTCATGTTCCTTCTTGTCAAGCTCATATCACTCAGACGAATCCGAACTATGCTGGTCTTGCCTCTGGTTTGCCTCCTGTTGCTACTGCCAATACTACTATTTTCGATGCGTATGTTGGCGCTCCTGCTGGAAGTTTCTTTGGCAATTCTGCTCAGGCTCAAGGTGCTGGTTGGGCTGCGAACACTTATCTGTTCAAACCCGAAGATGCTTATGACTCTACTGCTATTGAGTATTCCTGTACTCATGGAAGTGGTGGTTTCTATCTGGATGTTTCAGTTCCTTTCAATACTGTGAACAATATTCTTCCGAATCCTGATTATGTGAGTGTATATGGTAGAACTCTCGACTATACTAATGGTCGTTTGGTTATCCATGTTCCTCAGAATTATCAGTCTTGTGAGATTCTTGTTTTTCAGGCTTTTGGTGATGACTTCCGGATGCATGGTTTCAATCCTAAGGAATCATACATTGCTGCTGGCTGGGCTCCTTCTGGATTTGGTACTGGTACTATTACGGCTCCTCCTACTGGTGTTCAGATTGGTTCTTGTGTCTTTGGAACCCGTCCTTGAGAAATTTAAAAGTTTGTTGATCTTTTCAAAACAACCTTTCCATATGTAGGATCTTTACTCGTATCTTGGATTGAGACTTTTCCCATTTAATTGGCGTTTACGTGTGCTTATCGTTATAAGGACTCCGGTGAGGGAACATATCGTTAAAATGTTCTAGGTGATTGCTTTTGGGCGATCC